CCTTACCTGCTGGTGCTTGTGTAGCGATATTAATTTCATTAGTTACAGAAAAAGATGAAGCAGTTAAGCCTTGTGAACCAATATAAATACAAGAATTTCCTGTGGTGTGGTTTGTTGCAGCAGCGTATCCAAGATAAAGATTTTGATAACCTGTTGTGCAACCAGCACCAGAGCTTTTCCCTAAAAATGTATTGTAGTCACCTGTTGTTACCGCATAAGCAGCTTGATAACCTACTGCTGTGTTATTAGATGCGGTGGTGTTTTTAGCTAATGAACCTGTGCCTACAGCAGTATTGTATGAACCAGTAGTGCTATTTTGCATTGCACCTTCAATGCCAGCGCTACTATCATAACTACCTAAAGCTGTATTTGCTTTACCTGTAGTGTTGCTATATAAAGCATTGCAACCAAAAGCGGTTACTGTTCCTGTTGTATTGGCAACAGCAGCATTTTGACCAAAAGCTGTATTGTATTCTGCTGTATTTGCGTATAGTGCTTTATAGCCTACTGCGGTACTGCCATAGCTAGTAGTATTAGAATACAAAGCCTGATAACCTACTGCAACATTATTATTTGCGGTAGTGCTTGAAAATAAAGATTGATAACCAATTGACGCATTGTTAGCACCAGTTGTTCTTGAAGTAAGAGCCTGATTGCCAACTGCAATATTGTAACTTCCTGACCCTGATGAGCCATTCAACGCATCAATACCAATTGCAATATTCTCAATACCTGTCACATTATTACGAGCAGCACCTTGACCCAAAAAAGTATTTAAGCCGCCAGTTGTTGTACCCCTACCAGCGTAGTCACCAATAAAAGTATTTTGGCTTGCGGTTGTGTTTGAATACCCAGCACCCCTACTTCCAACAAAAGTATTATAAGTTCCTGTAGTGTTGCTGTAACCAGTTTGGTAGCCTACGGCTGTGTTGTCAGATGCGGTGGTGTTGTTCTGTAGTGTGTTTGAACCAATAGCAGTGTTAGAACTTCCTGTGCTAATCGACTGTCCAGCTTGATAACCTAAAGAAGTATTGTAATTACCAGAAGTATTACTAAAACCAGCTTGATATCCAATGGCTGTTAATGCACCACCACCTGTGTTTGTATAACCAGCTTGGTGTCCAACTGCTGTATTATTACTAGCAGTTTGATTACTATAAAATGCTTGATAACCTACTGCTGTGTTATTAGATGCGGTGGTGTTGTTAATTAAAGCATTTGCACCAAAAGCAGTATTGTAATTTCCAGTTGTATTAAAACGAAGTGCGGCTCTACCAAATGCCGACCCATAACTTCCAGTTGTATTTGCTAATAAACTACCAACGCCAAAAGCATTGTTATCAGTTCCAGTATTGCTAGAACTTAAAGTGCTAGAACCAACAACAACGCTAGTAGCATCATTACCACCACCTTTACCAACTATTACTGTATTAATGGAAGCATCATTAGCTGTAGTAAATGTAGTGCCGTTAAAGGTCATATTGGCAGAACCAACGACTAATCCACTAGAGTTATAAAGGACTTGAGTAGTTGAGGAAGAACCTACGCCACCTTTAGTGCCAATAACTTGCACTACGCCAGCAGAATCTTTGTAAAACAACTTTCCATCAGCCGTGTTTATAGCTAATTCGCCAGCAACTAAGTTACCAGCCGTAGGGACATTGGTAGCTGTAGAAGAATAATAAATCGAAATTGGAGTGTAGCCCGTCTGTGCCATATTAGTATGTCCCGCCAAAGATGCCTGTTAAGGCTGTTAGTGTACCAACATTATTAATGTCGTTTGTTGCCATATTTAAAGCCCCTGACATCGGTGTTTGACCGTCTGAAGCTACTGATTGAGTTAGTCCGTCAGCAATGTTTTGCATAGTTGTATTAGCCCAACTACTTGTAATAGTTGTGCCTGTAACTACTGGATTACCAGCAGGTAAGTTATAAGTACCGCTACCGTTTCTACTCATTTTGTTTTCCTCAATGCTTCTGCCATAGGATTGTAATTAATTGATTCTTCAATTTGTTTCTTTAAAGCACTTTCTTTGCCTTTTTTGGCGGCAAATTCAGCTATATTGCTAACGCCAGGTATGCGAATACCCCCTATTTTATCTAATGCGCTGATAATTGCACTAGAAGTATTGGAATAGTTTGCAGCACCTTTTAATGGGGCATTTACTGTTTCTGTAACGGCAGCTAAATCACGAATTTCTTGTGCGCCTTTTTTACCAAATACATAATCTAATTTGCCATCTTGGTCTAATGTATCTATTGCAGTTTTTAACTGTTTAGGCATTACTACAGGATTGCCATAAATGTCTTTATCTGTTGTATTTGTGGCTTTTCTTTTAATGTATTCAACAGTTTGACCTTGCAGTTCTTTCCATGCTTGCTGACCTTCTGGGCCTGCTTTCTTTAAAGTCATGCCAATAGCACGAACATCGTCTAATGAACCATTCAAAATGCTATGGTCAAAGACATCTTCAAAAGCTACTGAACGGTCTGTAGTGCCAGGTTTAGTGCGTAGTAATTTGTCTACATAGCCAACATTTTCAAACTCACGACCAAATTTAGTGCGCAGCTTTCTAGCTTCTTGGTATAACTGACCACCTTGACCTTCAGTCATTTGGTTAATAATGTTTTTCATGGCTTTGGCATGACCTTCGCCAACCGTGCCAGGTTCATAGTTTTTATTAATAAACTGGTAAATATCTTCTAAATTATTAATAGAAATTTGACCTGTTTTCTTAGCATCGTTTTTGGCTATTTCTTCATCTACAGCGCTAATAATTGGGGCTAATTTACGCTTGACTGTAGGAGTCTGTTCGTCAATATAAGCCTTCAATGGGGCATAGCCTACTGGTTGCTGTGTTTCGCCAGCTTCTCTAGCGGCAGTATAAGCAGCGTTGATTTCTTGTTTAGCTTTATTTGCAGCGCCTACCAATGCTTTATCTACTACTCGACCAGTTTCACGCAAGCCATAAGTTTCTTTGCCTGTTGCGTCTACAAATGCGTCAAAGTTTTGCAAAATAGCATCATTACGCTTGGCTTGGGCTTCTATTAAAGGCTTGCCTAATTCTGGGAAATTCTTAGGAGTTTCAATTTCAAACTTTTGCTGACCTAAATCACGCATAGCTTGACCTTTGCTTAACTCTACAGGCACTCTTAACTGTTGTGCCATTTGCGCCCTTACAGCAGCTTCAGGCACTTCAGCAGCGCCAACACCAACCATAGGAGCTTCTTTGCGTAATGCTTGAGCCATTGTGTTTACTGCTGGTTTAGCAGTTTGAATAGCTTGATTGACGGCTGGTCTTGCAACATTACCAGCTTGAATAGCAGAAGGAATAGCGCCAATAGCACCCAAATAAGGAGGTAATTTAGACGCTTCTAAAGCGCTACCAATAGACTCTAAAGCACCTATAGAAGCAGGTGAAGTAGGTTGAAATTGTAGTTTTTGGGCTAATTGACCGCCTGCTTGCTGTGCTTCTTGCATAGCTTGTGGAGTTTTAGGCCCTAAAATGCCTTTAGCAACGCCATAAGCAGCGCCTACAGGTTGCGCAACCATACCACTACCAATGGTAGCAGGCACTTCATATAACGCCTTTAACTTGTCCATCATTGAAGTTTTAGGTTCTTCAATAGGAATTTGCTTTGGCATTTGACTAGCCACTAATGGCACATCAGGTTGCAAAGTAGTTGTTTTAGGCGCAACAGAGCCAGCTAATTTAGCTTCTAATTGTGCTTTGGTTGTTCCTTCTGGGACATCTTTAACAAGAGTGCCATCTGGCATTAAAACATCCATGTTCTGTCCTTATGGCAAATCGTTAAAATTAACCACTTTTTTAGCACCAGTTTCTTCAATAAAGCGTTTGCCTGGGCCAGCTTGAATTTCCATAGCTTTAATTGCAGTATCTCTAGCGTGGCGTTTTTGTGCAATAACCGCATCAGAGTCACCAGGTTGAGGAAAATACTTTTGTGACTCATTATAAAATTCTGAAGGGCTAATTGCTGCACCAGACTCTTTACGCAATACTGCGGTTACAAAGTTTCTTCTAGCCGCATCTACTTGTTGTTGTTCCGCACTTGGGCCGCCTAATGCGCTTGGCAACACATTCATACCAGCATGAACGCCTTGTTGCAGTTTTTCACCAATAAAAGGAGTCATGCCAGCAGTACCAGCAATGGTTGAGCGCAC